GAATATGCGCAAAGAATCATTGCCCAAAGAATGGCCGACGGAAGTCTTAAACGAGCTCCAATACTTGCAGACGTCAGAAACATCAGAGGTGAAATTGGGGACTGTGAGATCATTTACGGCGGCTTCCCGTGCCAAGACATCAGTGTTGCAGGACTTGGAAGAGGCTTGGATGGTGAGCGAAGTAGACTTTTCTATGAAATTATCAGGCTTACAAAAGAAATTCGACCGAACTTTGTCTTCCTTGAAAATGTCCCAGCCATTAGAACTAGAGGACTGGACAAAGTTATCAAGTCATTTACCGAGATTCGGTATGATTGTCGATGGACAATTGTTTCTGCCTCAAGCGTTGGTGCCCAGCATAGACGGGAAAGGTGGTTTTTCCTTGCCCACAATAACGACAAAGTGTGGAACGGCCAAAACCGCTCGTCCGCCAGAGAAAATGATTCGAAAAAAATACGGGAGAAATGTTTTAAGAGTGCCGAGCTTGGGAGAATACATAATTTCAAAGATTGGGAAGAGATTGACACCTTCATTAGCCGAGACACTGATGGGGCTACCTATAGGCTGGACAGGCTTAAAGCCCTTGGTAACGGGGTCGTCCCAATCCAAGTGAGATACGCTTTTGAAAAACTTATCTTTGGTGATTTATAAATCGGAGGAGTAAAAATGGATCGTGAGCAATTTAAAACACTAGCGGCCGGCAAATACGCTATGAGTAACCTTGAAAGCACAATCGATAAAAAAGAAATGTTAGCCTTTGTCGAAGGGGCAACTTTCGCTTATGATCTTTTAAATAAAAAATCCAAAGGAGGGGATAATGAAACAAAAAAGACTGAAGTTGAGCAAAGTCACTATGAACAAACTCATCAAACTCATGAGCAAAAAACAGAATGAAAACCATAAGTTAAACGCCGGACAACTCAGGGAAGCAGTTCGGTTACTATTCTTAGCCATGCAGGATTTAACAATTCAAGAGCGAACCGAGGCCATGGTAGCACTTCTTGAAAGATAATGAGATGAAAGAATTTGTAAGATTTAAAAAACGTGATCCCCTTGATCCTGCTACTCAACAAGAGATTATTAAAAACATCTTAGACGGGTGGTCGATTTCGGTATCGATTAAAAAGGCTACCGGAGAATATAATACGGCACTTCAAAAGTGGATTTTTACTAACTATCCGAAAATCAAGGAGCTTTACGAATTAAAAAGGCTTGAATACAAAAAGACTGCCAAAATGTGTCCGATAAATGCTCAGTTGAATAAACAAATCATGCGTGAAAACCAAGAGCGATTAAAAAATGGACTCGAGCCCCTGCCTTTAATAAACTCATACTTAAATGGCAGACGGAAAAAAACCTGAATGCATGTTTAAGGTCATGCTTGATCGTGTTGATAAAAAAATCGAACAACTAGAAAAGCTACCGAAAACCAAAGATGTGCTCGAACGCCTTGAAAACCTAAAACGAAACCGAAATTTTCTTAACACAATGATTAAACTGAAACATGACACATAGTAGCACTGGTGTGATTAAAAAATACTTGCGCAATTTTTAAAAAACCTTCTTAATTTGTAGAATGAGCGCAGACGGAAAACTATATCGATCACGAAACGTAAGCGAATCGAAAAACAGAAATCCTAAAAAAGCCCATAAAACAGGTCCATTAGCAAAAAAGAAATTTAATCCCGAGTGGTGTGAACAGCTTATTGAGTGGATGAAGGCCGGAAACTCATTCCCAACGTTTGCCACGCAAATCCCCTGTGCCATTGATACCCTTTATAAAATGAGAGACGAATATCCTGAATTTCAAGAAGCCTATAGCATTGGGAAGGCTTTCTTATTAAAAATCGATGAACAAATGGGTACGGGTTTAATTTTAGGGAAAATCCAAGGTTCTGCCCCCGTGTATATTCATAGAATGAAATGTCGCTATCGAGATATTTATGGCGATGCTCAAGCTCAGGCTCAATCACAACTTCCCGAAGGTGTTACTAACGAGCAACTGGATTTAATAATCCAACAAGAGCTTAGTTTATTGAAAACATGATTTCCTATAGACTAGCGAAACCCTCAGATGAGCCGCTGATTTTTAATTCTTGGGTTAAGACCGCTATAAAAAAATTAAACGTAAATCCAGTAACTTACAGGGAATATGTGAAATCCAAGCTTGAAACTGAGACAACTTTAGTGGCCACTGATCCTGAGGACGATGACTTTATCTTGGGATATGCGACATTTAACGAAAATGAGATTTTTTTTTGTTACGTGAGAAAAACATTTAGAAAATTGGGGGTATTAAATGGAATCCTTGCTAAAAGACAATCAGATTATCAGGGTAAAAAAGCCATCTGCGCCTTCAAAAGGGACGGACGGGACTACGCTTCCAAAGTCTATTAAGTTTGCTACGGCTGTGCTTTTAGATGGCAAGACTTTAATGTCGGCTACACCGCAGCATTATACGGAAGTAACATGGCTACCAGATCGTCAAGCGTATCAGTTAGTTACAAAGCTCGGAGCTACTGTAATAGTGCACTCATCGAATGTTCAATACATTATTGAGTAAATGAATAAAAATGATCATAAATTGCGGATGGCCCTTTATGAGAGGGCATTAAGGCGGTTTAATGAAACAAACTTATCAGACCCGTCTTTTCAGCAACAAACGGAATTTTTTCGTGATAAGGCTAAATTCATATCAGCGTGCTGCTCTAGACGGGCAGGCAAATCCGTGGGGCTAGCGAAAAAACTGATTCAAGCCGCTCAAAAATTCCCCGGTAGCATGATCCCGTATATTTCACTTACTAGAAAAGCTGCCAATAACATCATGTTCCCCACTTTTAAAGAATTAAATGAAAAATACAAGCTCGCACTAGTAATGAAAGAACACAGGTCAGAAGTATGGTGTCCCAATGGGGCTAAAATCGCCTTTTTCGGTGCTGATTCCTCAGGTCTAACCGAAAGACTCAGAGGGCCGAAATATCCAATAGTAGCAATTGATGAGGCTCAGTCCTATAGGATTGATTTAGAAAATTTGGTTTTTGATATTTTATCCCCTGCCGTAGCGGATTATGCCAAAGAGGGTTTTGGTCAAATCATCATGGCAGGGACACCCGGCAGAGTGCCATCAGGGTTTTTCTACGAAACACAAATGAAGTCGATGAAATTTTCAAAACACTCGTGGACTGTGTTTGAAAACCCCTATTTCCCAAACCCGCAAGAGTATCTGGATATGCTACTAGAGGCTAAAAACGTTACAATAGATCACCCAACAATACAAAGGGAGTGGTTTGCTAAATGGGTCAAAGATGACTCAGCGCTTGTTTATCATCTTTCAAAGAAAAATCTTATCGAAGGCTACCAACCAACGCAGCATAATTTTTATGTTCTAGGGTTTGACTTGGGGTTTAATCCAGATCCAACCGCATTTACGTTGGTAACATATAATCGCTACGAGGGGCGGCTCGTAGTGTTAAAGTCATATTCAAAGTCTGAGCTAACCGTTACCGAAGTGGGAGATGAAATTGAAAAGTTTCGCCATCAGTTTCCGAATCTAAAAATCGTGGGAGACGTTGGCGCTCTTGGCAAAATGGTAGCCGAGGAACTTAGAAAACGCTTCGGTTTAGCCATAACTCCAGCCGATAAGCGAGGAAAGATAGATTTCATTAACATTTTAAACGATGATCTCAGAAACGAGCGCATTCATCTTGTTACCAAAGAATGTAAAGAGCTGATTGATGAAATGGAGACTTTGCAGTTCGATGGTCTGGAAGTGAGAAAAAGAGAAGATCCGAGATTTAAAAACGATTGCGCCGATAGTTTTCTATACGCATGGAGGTTTTGCTACCACTATATCAAAGAAACCTTGCATGAGCAAACAATCGAAGAAACAATCGAAGCAGAAATTGAAAAACAGATAACACAGGGGGAATAAATGGACGTGAAAGTAATTGATTCTAGCAAAGGGCTGCCAAGAGACAGCGAGCGGGATTTCACATGGTGGACAATGGATAAGGATCGTATTCACGAAGGAGTATTTGCCGCAGCAAAATATATCGAAGAAAGGCAAAGATTAATCAGGCAAAACAACATCAGGAACTATCGCCTTTATCACTCAAGTGCTACCGTAGACTTATACGCAAACTTGTATAACGTAACTAGCTCTCGTGGGAACAAAAAAATCACAATGAACGTTATTAAAAATGTGATCGACACGCTAAGTAGCAAAATCGCCAAACAAAGGCCGAGGGTTTTATTTCTAACCGAGGGGGGAGGATATAAGACACAAAAACACGCCAGAAAACTAACGAAGTTTATGGACGGCGTGTTTGATGAGTTGAATCACTATCAAGTCAAACAAGACACCTTTCGAGACATGTTAATTACAGGCACTGGGGTAACAAAATTCTATATTGATTGGCAAGCCAAATGTGTCAAAAGCGAGCGAATCTTGCCGGATGAGTTATTGGTTGATGACATGGATGGACTTTACGGCACACCGCATACACTTTATCAGCGTCGATTTGTAAATCGCCAGTTATTAAAAAAGCATTTTCCCGATTTTAGTCTTGAAATAGAAAACGCCAAAGGGCCAAGCATGACCATAGTCAGAGGCTTTGGCAAGACTGGGGATCTAGTTGAAGTAATCGAGGGCTGGCGGTTGCCTAGTTATCATGAGGCTAATGATGGCGTTCATGTGATTGCGATTTCAAATGCAGCCCTACTAGTTGAGCAATGGGAATATGATTGGTTCCCTTTCACGTTTGAAACTTACACGAAGCCGAGTATTGGCTTCTGGGGCACTGGGGTGGTTCACGATATTAAGCCAATTCAGGAAGAAATAAACGAAGTACTTCAAAGGATTCAAGAGGCTTTAAGGTTAGTAGCGGTTCCCCGTGTGTTAGTCGAGGCCTCAAGCCGGATCAATAAGGCGGCGTTAAATAACGATATTGCTACCATAATAGAGTGGCAGGGGTCAAAACCTGAGTTCTACACTCCGCAGGCCATGACTCCTGAGGTTTATAATTATCTGTTTGAGCTTTATCGAAAATGTTTCGAGCTAGTCGGCTTATCTCAGTTTTCGGCCACGAGTACCAAGCCAGCTGGTTTAAACAGCGGGGTAGCCATCAGGGAAGCCCAAGACATTGAGTCAGAAAGATTTCAGTTGATACAACAAAATCGTGAAAAATCGTTTTTAGAAGATGCGAAAAAAATCATCGCTCTTTACACTAAAATTGCCGAACAGGATCCTAAATTTGAGATAAGAATTGTGGATGAAAATAAGTTTGAGCAACTAAGATTCAAAGACCTAGACCTTGATCTAAATAAGTATATTTTAAGGACTTATCCGGCGAATTTATTCCCAACTCAACCTGCGGCGAAACTGCAAACAGTCTGGGAGTATACAAATCTTGGGCTCTTCGACAAAGATACGGCAATGGAGTTATTGGATTTCCCTGATGTTACTGGGGCGATCACATTAGAAACAGCTCCTCGCCGTGTTATCATGAAACAACTTGAAGGCATAATTGAGCGGGGGGAATACAGCCCGCCAGAGCCTTTTATGCCTTTAGAAATGGCAGCCCGACTTGCGCAGATGTTTTATTTAAAATGCAAGCTCGAAGGGGTTGATGAAGACAGTCTGGATCTTATCAGACGCTATATCGAACAATGCCAGATTATGATTGGAATGGCAAATCAGGCTCAGCAACAAGTGTTGCAAGCCGAGCAAATTATTCAACAACAACAACAAATGGCGCAGGCCCAACAAACCCAAGGAGTATAGAGCATGGAACAAATTACAGCCGAAGACGTTTTAAAGGTACAAAACCAAACGCAAATGACCCCACAAGTGGATGCACAGGCTGCTACTACGGAGGCTCAGACTAAAAACCAAGAGGCCTCGACTGCGGATCAGTTTGCGGAAAAATTCGCCTTAATAACAAAAAAAGAGCGGCAGCTGTTTCAGAAGGAGCAAAGACTTAAGGAGCTTCAGGATAAAATTCAACGTTACGAATACTTAGAGAAATTGAAAAACGAAAACCCGTTGCAATTTTTAAAAGAGATTAATCTCGATCTTGAGTCAACTTTGATTCAGGCTGCCAAAGCTGGGGAGCCGCCCACTGTGGATGATAAGCTCTCAAAACTAGAGGCTGAAATTCAGCGGTTACAAAACATGTTAAAAGAAAAAGAGGAATTCGAAGCCAAGGTCAAGGAAGAAAAAGCCATAGCGACATTTAAGCAGAATCTTCGCAATCACATTCAAGCTAAGCCCGATGATTATGAGCTTATTATAGCCAATGATGCATTCGAAACGGTTTTTGATGTTATTGATGCTCATTATCAAAAGACTCAAAAAGAAAATGGCGAGGGTGAGATTTTAGACTTTGACAAAGCAGCGCAACTTGTCGAAAACTATTTACTAGAGAATTCCAAAAAAGCGATACGCACAAAAAAACTGTCACAGCTACTAGCGCAATCGCAACAAAAAGAACCAACATTCAAATCGACTATTTCTGGTAGCATGACTCCGGTTACTACAAAACCAAGCGCAGGACGACTGTTACCTCCGGAAGAAGCAATCAGACAAATAGCCGAGCAATTTAAAAACAGACAACAATAAGGAGATTTTAAAATGGGATTAGATTTAACAAATTTCGATGCTGCGCTAAAGCAGTATTACACAAAAGAAAGAATCATTAACCAAGTTTATCAGGATAATCCACTTTTCGCATTAATGCCTAAGAGCGAAAACTTTTTCGGAAGAAATTTGCCGATCGTTACTATTTGGGGCAACCCTCAAGGACGATCTGCCTCATTTGCACGAGCACAAACTCGAGCGGGCGCAACTTCATCTAAGTTGGATGACTTTTTACTCACTCGGGTAAAGGACTACTCAATTGCCGAGATTGACGGCGAGAC